CCGCTGTAGACGCCTACGGCATCAACTATTCCGAGTTTCACTGTTGTGCTGACCGTGTTGCCGCCGCCGCCCTTCGCGCCGCTGCGAATGAGATTGATGATCTCTTCTGCGAAAGCGGTTTGGACGACAGGGACGGTCTGGAATTTGCCATAGGCCAACTTTTTTTGATCGCCCACGAACTTGAATCCCAATGACTAAACAACTTTCACCCGCTGCATGAAGTTGCACGTCAAGTGGTGCCAGATGATCTGGAGCTATTAAAACGTTCGGGAGAAGCAGTCCGTCTCAATTGCCTAAGTATTTGTCGCCAGATTCATGCCATCGCTGATGAGTTTGAAAACTAGCAGTCAATTCCTTTGGTTCTTGTCAAATTATCAGGATTTCCAATAAACGCCATTTATCAAGAATCCTGCTAAAGCCCCTTAAGGGGCCTTTTTCTTTGCCCAAGAACGATCACCAGGAAGAGGCTCCATTCCCCTGTCCCACGTATCGAAATCATCTTCATTACGCGGATCGTAAACTTCCCCGCTTGCCATCCATCGCTTCAGCCTTTCCCTTTCCTGCTCTGCAGAAAGCTTCATGACAATCTCCTAGCTTTTTAAGCATAGGCACAAGAAAAGGGGCCTTACAGCCCCTTCTCTTCACACCCTCCGATTTCGATTTTTCCCTGAAGATACGAGGGAGATGACGCGCCTCGCAGGAGACCATGCAAAAACTCCTTGGCTAAGCCATACGGCTTTGCCCGCATCATCATCGACGTCCACCCTCACGGCTCGCCCGAAGACGAGAGCAGCAATTAAGCCGCCAGGACCGAGTGCTCAAGAATCATAACACGCTTTGTCCGCTCGGCACTAACCGCTCGTTTCATGGCACAATGGGCATTGCCTTGTCGGAGACGACATGGCCCTCGCTAGTTCTTTCGTACTAATTGATGAAACGTCTTTTCCTTTCCCTTCTGCTGCTTTGCCCCTTACAAGCGCAAGCAGCTCTCGAATGTGGCTACGCATCGCACTACGGCATCTCAGATGGCTACCACGGCCAGCGCACTGCAAGCGGCTCCACGTTCGATGCCTATTCCATGACTGCTGCCCACCCTTGGCTTCCATTTGGCACGCGATTGCGTGTGAAGAACCGTAACAATGGAAAGTCAGTGACAGTGACAGTCGTTGATCGCGGCCCATACTACGGAGGCCGCATCTTGGACTTGTCCTACGGCAGCTTTGCTCGCATCGCTTCCCCTTCTCAAGGCGAAGCTTCCATCTGCATCTCAAGACTATGAAAGACGCAGCTTCTTTCCTGCTGGTAAGCCTAGTCATTGGACTAGGCGCATTTGCCATTGTCGCCTCCCCTAACGTAATGGCCAATAAGGAGGGCCTTGACAAATGCCTGCAGCTCCATCCCGAACGCTACTGTCGCATCGCCAACGGCTTCCCCGTGGCAAAGCTTGACAGTCAAGCCAAATAGGCCTACAGTCCCCCTCGGTCGATGGGAAAGGAGCTTCGCAAGAGGCTCCTCCTTTTCTTCCGCTTCCATACCCCCCCCCTGGCGACAGGCTCCTCATGGACAAAACCTCCCGCATCAAACAGTTCATTTTCAATGCTGGGCACAGCATTGTTTCAGTGGAATTCATCAAGGCTGATGGTTCCGTGCGTAAGCTTCAGTTCAATCCCTGGGACACCAAGGAAATTAAAGGCACTGGCACAGCAGCGAAGAAGCCCAGTATTGTACGCTGTCGTGATTTCTCCATTGCTCGTAAAGAAGGAGAAGGTGCTTGGCGTTCGTTTGATTGTGAGCGCGTGGTAAGCATCAAAGCCAACGGTCAAACCCTCGTTTTCTGAACCATGGTTCTCACGAAAACGCAACAAGCCATTGCAAGAATGGTTTCTGACAATGCCCGCCACAAATGGAAAGATTACAGCGCCGATGATCGTTCTTCTGCTCGCAACTTTATTCTTTCCCGCGCTAATAAGCCCGCTCATAAAGACAAGAAAGACTTACTAATTACACTTGCAAATGCTCTGCAAGATGAAGTTTGGAAAGTGCTTTAATGGGCACGAAAGATAACAGACGAGCAGTGTTTGCCTTGGCAGCAAAATACGGTTTCGTTCTTCAGCGCGAAAAGAAACATTATGTTTTTAAGCATCCCTCAGGCAGAATATTTTGCACAAGCAAAAGCACTTTAGACAAGCGTTTCCTAAGAAACGTTGAAAGCTTTATCAAGCGTTCCCTTTCCTCTTGATTCTTCCCAAAACCATGCTTTCCCTCCTTCTCGCAACTGCCCTGCCCGAACTGCCTCCCGTGCAACAACAGGCTCCCTCCAGAGAAGAAGCGCTTCTTGAGCGCATCATCAAAGAAGGGCAAACTGCCACTGAGCGTAAATTTGGCGATTGCCACTACGCATGGGGCTCATGGAAGCTCTCTTCCGATGGCGTCAGGACTACCACTCGTCAATGCAAAGACGAAAGCGCTCAAACGCCTGTGCCCATTGCAGTGAGCTGCCCTCTGCTCAAAGTGAACGTGCTTCAAGACAAGCAATGGCAGGGCTGGCGCAGTCCCGTGGCAAAAGGCGCTAAACCAGGCGAAGCCAATATGGTCGCTGCCCTCTGCGCAAACGTCACCAACTAATCGAGGCCCCGCAAGGGGCCTTTTTTTAATGCTAAGCTTTGCGAGTCGGTTTTGCCGATCCCGTCTGGGAAACGCGTTTTAGCGCGTGTCGTTTGACTATGAGTCGTCTGTTCTCTAAAAGGCAACGCTTGCAGATTCTTGTGAGAGATCACTGGACCTGCTGCTATTGCGGCGAAAAGCTGCAGCCAGGACTTCTCACTCAAATTGATCACGTAGTTCCATTTAGTCAAGGTGGCACCACCACTCTTGATAATGGCGTTGCGTGTTGCAGACGGTGCAATCTTTTTAAATCTGCATCGTTTGACCATGAACTTACGTAAGTGGCAAGAGCAAGCCATTCGCCTTTGCATTCCTGAATTTCTTGAAAACAATCGCAAGCTTTTTGTTATTGAAGCCTGCACTGGTTCTGGAAAGTCACTCTGCAGTGCGTCAGCCGCTCTTCAACTTGTCGAGCGTGGAAAGGCTGATCTAATTGTCGTTCTGACTCCCAACTGTGGCACCCGCGTGGGATGGAAGAAGACTTTTGAAAGGCTTAGTCTTGATGGCAAGAGGGTGAACGTCACAGACGACACTAATTTCCCTCATGACACCGACGTATGGGTGTCAACTTATCAAGGTTACAACAAGGTTGAAGAGGCACTACTCTCCCGCCCCGTTTCTGGCATCATCGCCATCATTGATGAATTTCATCACGCAGAGCAAACTGCTCAATGGGGATTGGCGGTAGATAAGCTCGTGGAAATGTCTGAGCACGCAATCTTCCTAAGTGGTACGCCATGGAAGCGTGAGGGCAAAATTGCAGTGTTATATGGAAGTCAAAATATCCGTGGAGAAGATTACTACCAAGAAGATGGTCGGATTGCCGCCGATTACGTGTATAGCTACGACAAGGATCTCCGCGAACCCTCTACTCGTGGTACTGTGCCGGTGAAGTTCAAGTTTTGGGGATCACGCTATCGCAGTCCTGACGGTAAAGTTTGCGAGTTTCATGAAGACTTGCCTAAATTCCCTAGTGCAAAATGGCAGACCGTTGAAGAATGGGAAGAATGGGCAAAGCGGTGTGACACTCCTCTTGGGCGCCATCTTCACTTTGATGTCGAAAGCCAGTCTCCAAGTAAAAATGAAACAGTGAGGCGCGTCATTGACGAATCCCTCACGCTTCTTTCTCGCACTCGTAAACAAATTGAATTGTCCTGCGAACGCAAGAATATGAGCATTTTACTTTGCGTTGCGAAAAGTGTAAAAGAGGCCCGCCGTATTGCTGATTACATTCAAGAGCTTCGTCCTGGCTATCGCGTATCTGTCGTCGTAAGCGATGACAACAATGGCGCGAAGAAGCTGGAGAAAATTGCCAAGCAATGCAGGGAGAATGCTGCTGACAAGCCTGACGTGATCGTGTCGGTGGGCATGATCTCTGAGGGCGTGGACATTCCCCAGATCAAGGTGGTTGCCTATTTGAGCGCCATTATGACTGTCCTTCATTTTATCCAAGTGGTTGGGCGTGCCATCCGCCGGATTCCATTGAACGCGCACAATCGGCAATACGCTGATGTTCGCATCTCTGACACTATTGCCTATGTAGTAGTGCCCGCCCATCCCAAGCTTCGGTACATCGCTCGGAACATTGAGAAGCAAGTGCAAGACGCTTGCGGAGACTTGCCAGAAGCCTTTGAAGGTGGAAATGAAGCAAAAGAGACTGCGAGTGACAAGAAGCGTGAGCTGGGCACTGTCACGTCTTCTGAAACCAGTGTTGGCGTTTTTAGGGGGAGCGAGGATTATTCACAATGGCACGAAGTCATTGAAGCAATGCGCGTCCATGAACGGGCAGCGGAGTGCTTCGTTGATTCTCATTGGACAGAGCATGTTTTGGGGCTGTTTCTTCGTGGTGACGAGGATGCGGAATCTTACGCCATTCATCAAATCAACGAACGCTGCAAGTGCCTCGGCGTTACGCCAGAACAGCTTACGAGTCAAATGGAAGAGGAAATTGAAACCGTTTTGTCCTACGAGGAAGAGCTAAAAAGGCTTGGTGAAAGGGCTGTCTACTGGACTAATTTGATTCGCTTCAAGGTTGACAAGTATCGCGCCATTGACGATAACGATTTGGCTTTCCGCAAAGTACGTGGCGACATCAACCGCCTAGCTGGCCTTAAAACTGCTGGCGTTACCTTCCCAAAAGCATCTCTTGAACAGAAGCGTGCATGGGTAAAAAAGGCGGAAGAAATTGCAGAGGGAGTGGCATGAGCTTCACAGTATTTTCTGCTCGCTCCATTGCAAACGACCTTGAAAATGCAGTAGGAGAGAAAGCCTTTTATTTTTACATGAGGGAAATCGTTGATGGCAAGTTGTACGAAAAGTACAAAGATGCCGTCAATGGAGAAGAGCGCAAGTTTGATGGTCTGCGGCAATTTATGCGGCACAAAGATGGCCTCGGAATCAAGGATCTTGGCTTGTTTGAGAAATGCTTAAGCGCAGTCGCTGGTTCTTCGCATGCGATGGCTTCAAGTGCAAAATGGTTAATTGCTGTCTTGACAGAGGCCGACCCGCTGCCTACTCATGGCTCTACGGACGGAAAAAATCGGGACTCCGCAACAGGCTTGTTTAAAGCTGCGCAGGATGTTGATGCTGAGCCGCTGGGATCACACGGAGGAACCAAAGCTGACCATGTAAGCTTTGGACAACACGGCAATTCCCGGTCCTACATCCTCCGTCGCTTGGCCCGTGATGCCCCAGAAATCTTTGAATGCGTCAAGACTGGCAAAATCAAAAGCGCTCGTGCTGCTGCCATTGAAGCTGGCATCATCAAAGACATCCCCTCCATTCAGCTCAAAGATCCAAGCTCAACTGCTCAAAAGCTTCTCGCTAAGAAAGGCCAAGCCTGGTGTCTGCAGCTCATGGAAGAACTGTCAGGACTAGCTTTATAAAGGCAGAGCTGGGCTAGGCTTCACGAGGCCTAGCCCTCACGGCGTGCTCTGTCGCCGGTAACGCCCCACAAAGATAATTGTTGGGAATCCTCATACTACCATGCCATTTCCCATTGGAACCCTCGTTGATCTCTACGATCCAGGCTTTCAGCAATGGCGAGGCGAATACACCGTCGTGAAAATCACGGAAACCGGCCTGCATAAGATCAAAAACACTAAAACCAATAGCCAGCAGTTCGTGAAGGAAACTGCTCTCCGCATGGGCCGGCTCCGGCCCTTTCGCGTTGAGAGCCTTTATGACGGTTTGTAACAGGCCTCGATAGAGGCCCTGCCATGCTGTATTGTTCTTCTCACAGGCGGCGACGCCTCCCTTTGTTTTTCTTCCATGGTCTCCTATTCCATCCTCTGCACCAACTCCCGCAATGGCGGCCAGTGCGAGCTTCTCATTGATGCAGCCTCTCCTGAGCAGGCTCAGCAGCACGTTGCAGATTCCCGCCCTTCCTACATCATTAAAACTATTGAGCCTGTAGAGCGTAAGTTCATCTGCTATGGCTTCTGTCGTAGAAATCAGCGCAATGACGCTCTTTCATACATCACCTTTTCTGCTGAACAGGCACGTTCCATTTGCCAGCAGCTCCACCCTGACTTCGCCATTGATCGCGTTGAGCTTGTGTGAAGCTTTGTGACGACGGGGCCGACCACGGCCCCTCCCAAATTATTGTTCTCTTGTTCGCAACCAAAACCATGCACCGCTCCTACGAAAATCACCGCGAAGATCCCTATCTCGCCAAGCTTGAGGCTGATCGCCAAGCGCAACACAGTGGCTATGGCGTGCAGCAGTATCTGTGCGCCGATGGTTCTCGCAAATGGGAAGCGTATGGCTGGGAGCGCATTACAGAGCTTTCCATCCACACCACTTCCTACGGCATCTTTGACCATAAGTGGGAAGCTGAGCAATTCTTCAACTCCATCATCAACGGCTGATCATGAATCCCTCTATCAAGCAAGCCTGGACCAAAGCTCTTCGTTCTGGCGATTACCAGCAAGGCAGAGAAAACCTTCGCAGCAATGGTAAATTCTGCTGCCTTGGCGTGCTCACTGATCTCTACATCAAGGAGACCAACCAACAATGGCATCATGATGTTGGTGGCTGCTACAGCTTTGAAACCGAAGGAGGCATTTTGCCTTTATCAGTGCAGCAGTGGGCAGGGCTTGATGTGCCCAATCCTTACCTTGCTGGCTACTACGTTTCTTCTTGGAACGATGAAGGAGCAAGCTTTGAAGAACTAGCAAGTCTTATTGAAGAACATTTGTGATTTCCTGCCCCTCTCTGATCATGACTTTCCCAGTTTCTTTCGTTTCAGAAGATGAATATGGCGTGCCTTACGCAGCACGCACTTTCTCTTCCGTTGAAGAACTGCACGATGAAATTAGAGCTTTAGAAGAACTGCTTGATGAAAGCTCCGCCAGCAGGGGCTATATCATCCAAGCAGCTCTGGACCAGCTCAAACAACTTGCCTTTTCTGTCGAAGACGAGCCCCTTTCCACTTACGACCAATGATCACTACCATCCGCACCTACCAAGACAACGGCCCGTATTTCTCCTGCACAAGAGGCAGCTACCAAGCTGCCTCGCTCCAGCAGTTTGTCTTTCACGTACGACAAGCGATGGAAGACCGAGAGGACACCATTGGCATCTTCGGCCCCGATGGGGCCTGCAGAGGCATCTGGCAGCGGGAGCTAGAAGGGCACGTAGATAGCGCTGGCGATGCCATCGTTGACCACGAGGGCTATGAGCTGCTTCGCCCTTCTATCAGGGAACAATGGATGTGGAAGCGCCTCCAGGAGCAACTGGCCTGAGTGTTAAGCATTGGATCAACAAAGACAATGACCCCGACTTTCGCATTATTGGAGACGACTAATGATTAGCGATGAAAAGCTTATGCGCTTCACTGAAGAATGGTGGAGGAGTTTTATGGTTTACGAGGAAGAAGAAGGGCGAGCTTATGCCTCTCATGTTTTCAATCATGTGCATAAGCAGCACTTTATCGATTTTCTGCGCGATGCTTTTGCAGAGCTTGACAATGGAGAAGAATAATGGGAACTAATTATTATCTTCACGCTCCAAAATGCTTTCATTGTGGCAAAGAAGACGAGCCGCCCATTCACCTTGGTAAAAGCTCTGGAGGCTGGTGTTTTAGTCTTCACGTGGTGCCAGAAGAAGGCATTTGCAGTTGGCAAGACGTGCAAGCTTTGATTGAAAACAAGCTATGCGAAGAATGGTGCATAAAGAACGAATATGGCGATCAAATTAGCTTGGTTGATTTCATGAAAGTTGTCACTGAGCGAAGCTGGAATCATCCATGGGGGCAGAATTCGTGGCTAGTCAACAATGCAATGCAAGGTCCAAATAATCTCGCCAGGCACATCATTGATCATTGGCATTGTATTGGTCATGGCGAAGGTACTTATGACTACATCATTGGAGAGTTTTCATGATCCTTATTGATTTCTTCAACGAAGACTGCTGCAAAGGCACAGAGCTCACTGAAGGTTGGTATTGGTATGACGATGATGATGAAACTGCGGGGCGATGCCATCGTGGACCACGAGGGCTATGAGCTACTTCGCCCTTCTACCAAGGAGCAATGGATGTGGAGGCGTCTTCAGGAGCAACTGGCCTAATTGTTAAGCATTATTACAGGCCCCGGAAACGGGGCCTCTTGGCTGTATTGTTAGCAAGTCAACGGGGCGCGAGCCTCTCCTCTGCTTTTCACCATGGAATTCACTGTTAACGCTGGCGGCCTGCTCATCAAGCACGATGAAGAGCAGCTCATCTCTTTGATTGCCAAGTTCATCAATGAAGGCAAACCTGGCTGCGGCTTCTTTGTAGTGGGCGTTGCCTGCATCGCCAAGCATGAAGATGGCCAGATGATGATGGGTCGCAAAATGGAAACCCTCAGCCGTCTCTTCAATAAGACCAGCGACGATATTATGTATCTCGTGAAATGCTGGGCTTCTGAAGCTGCTTGATTTAGACGAGGGGCGCATCAAAGCGTCCCGTTCCTCTCCTTCAAACTATGCAAGACTCAATCAACATTCTTGCCATCAGCAAGAAAGGCAAAAGCCGTATTGGCGCCAAACTCGTCACTGGCATTGTTGAGCAGGACCATCACGACAAGCTTTTTGTAGTGTTTCCTGAACTAAATCAATGTCGATGGATAAAGAAGAATAACGATCCCGACTTCCGCGTTATTGAAAACAACTGAGACTAAAATGACTTTCCCTTACATCCACTCCGAAACCATGTCTCTTGGTGGTCACAGCTCTGTCTTTTTCAAAGTGAGCGCTGATAGCCCGGCGCTATGGATTAACAACATTTTTCACAATTCAAGATATGGCATCTTTTGCCTTTCTGATGGCAAATTGGAGCTAATTTCTAAAAGCCTAAACACTGCTAAGTTTCGCAAATGTAAATGCAACGACGAACAGTCTGCATTGCAAAAGATTCAACAATGGCTTGATAAGTTTTAGTGCTAACAAAGCTTCCGCCAGTGCCAATAGGCACTTTTCTTTTATCTTCTCATCTTCATGCTCGCTCAAGTTTTTGCCTCTACTATTCTCGTTGATTTACAAGGCAAGCCCTGGCGGCCATCTGCGCTTCCCACGTTTGTCATCACTGCCTGCTGCCCTTTCTCAGAGCCCTTAGATGATGCCACAAACCTTTCCCTGCATCGCTCTCTCCAAAGACGCCTGCAGCAGCTCCCAGGCGTTTCAATGGAGGAAGTGGTGGGACGGTCTCCTGACGGCTCTTGGCAAGAGCCTAGTTGGGCAGTGACAGGCATTAGCGAAGAGCAGGCCATTGCTTTTGGCACGCACTACTGTCAGTGGGCAATTTTTCGCTTTGATGACAATGGAAGAGCAATTATTGATTGCTGGAAAGAAAATGCTTGATAAAGCAAAAGCCGGGCTGCAAGGCCCGGCTGGTTTCCTATCTAAGGCCCGGCTAGAAGCGTATCTAAGGCCCGGCTAGATGCGTATCTAGGGCCCGGCTAGAAGCGTATCTAGGGAGAATGAGAATCGTTTTCACGAGAATGATTATGAGAATCGTTCTCGACCCCCCCTGCCCCCCTGCCCCCCTGCCCCTGGCCGCCCCTGGCCGCCCCTGGCCGGCGATGGCCGGCGATGGCTGGCGATGGCTGGCGATGGCTGGCGATGGCTGGCGATGGCCGCCCCTGGCCGGCGATGGCTTGGATGAGGCTCACTGATTCGCGCTTGGATGAGGCTCACTGATTCGCGCTTGGATGAGGCTCACTGATTCGCGCTTGGATGAGGCTCACTGATTCGCGCTTGGATGAGGCTCACTGATTCGCGCTTGGATGAGGCTCACTGATTCGCGCTTGGATGAGGCTCACTGATTCGCGCTTGGATGAGGCTCACTCGTGGCGTCAGTCATTGGCTCTATGGGCGGTGGATTGTGCAGCAGTGATCTACGCTCACTGCGCGCGCCAGTAGGCGAGGTTATGTGGCTGCGATTCTGTGGCAGTAGGTGAGCAGAACTGCACGCGCCAGTAGGAGAGCAGAACCGCGCGAGAATTCGCGCCAGTAGGTGACAATGTTGCGCAGTGTGACAGTCCGGCCGGATTGGCGCGCCGATGCTGTAGGCGCGAACGTGGCGCGTCGATTGATCAGCGCAGCTTGTCATTGCGGGCGATTCCAGGCACTGATAAGCCTATCCGCTTATACGTGGCCTTTCTACGGCCTTTCTATCGGCGTTCCTTATCAGGGGTTCACAGCGGCCGGAAATTCCTTTTATATGGGCAAGTTCTCCGCCAAAAGGCCGTGACTTCCCCTTTTGCTGCTGCAGCCCATACGCTTCCCAAGGCCGCACAAGCGATCCTTGCCCTTCCCGGCGTTCAGTCTCTTGAACGTGAACCCGACGGCTGGTGCTGCCATCTCATGCCTGGCTGGACCACTGACGCACTCAGCGGCGGCGGCACCATCGTTGACTCAAACCTCCGCACCATCCGCGACCACGTAAAAGGCGCCTACGTGGTGCCTGTTACTGAGCCCGAACTCCCGGCCTTTATCGCGAGCGCTCCCACGCTTGCCCATACGCTTGCCGCGGAATACCTGGCAGCACCGGCCGCAACGCCCACAGATCGCGAGCTGGAGATGCTGCGCGGCTGGATCCGTGCTGAATTCCAGCGGATTCCCGTGATGGTTCGGTTTGAAGGCGCCGATATCCCGCTCCCGGAGATGCTGCAGAGATGGGAGCACAGCGGCGTTCTCTTTATATCCGTTGAAAGCATCTCCCATCCTTTTTTGACTGACATTGAAAATGCATTGTTCCGCGCGGTGCACGACTGGCACCACATAGTGGTTAATGCTGATTCCACACTGAACGGTGAAATACTCGCTTTTGAGCATGCCTGCAGCACCGCACCTAGTGAAATTTGGTGGATGCTGCGCAGCGAGATAGTGCTACAGGCTGCAGCATGCATAGCCACTGGGGAATTCCAGCCGCAAAAGCTTGTGCGCTGATTCCTTCCAAACTCTCGCAAACTCTCCCAAACTCTGATCATGCATCTCTCACACGGCAACATCCTGGCAGTGTTCTTTCATGCAAACTCTGCCGAGCTTTTAAAAGGTGCGCAATGGTATGCTGACGCGCTTCAATTCTGCGCAAGCGTTGCGCAGTCGACCGGCCTGTCAGTCTCAACTGTTGCTGGCGTTACTGCTGCGCTAAGCCCAAACAATCGATGGCCACGAAATCAGGCAGACGCTGAACGCTTATGCCGAGCGTTCAGCCATGGCACCATCAACGATGCTGCAGCAGTAAAAGTGTCGACGTTCAACGGCAACAAAAGCAAAGCGCTACAGATCCTTGCCGGCGCTCAGCCTCTAGACGTTCTCGGTGGTTTGAAAGTGCGCGCCTTTTATAGTTGCATCCTTGGCAACAATGAAGCCGTGTGTGTTGACGGCCACGCCTACGCCATATGGCTTGGCAATTACGTGCCCACTACAAAGACGCCCAAACTATCGCCCAAACTCTACGAAAGTATCGCTGCAGCGTATGCGCAAGCTGCACAAACGATCAACGGCGTTATGGGCACCGCCTACAGGGCGGCGCAAGTCCAAGCCATTACTTGGACGGTTTGGCAACGCATCCGCCGGGAAGTGCAAAGCGTGGAGGCAGACAAGTGATCAGGCTTACCCTCACCAACGACCAGGCCTTGGCAGTGCTGGCGGCCTTGGAAGCCTGGCAGAATCAGCAGCCGCTGGAAGCGCTGGAAGCGCCCATAGGACGACTGACAGCCACCGGCGTGGCATCTCCCTACAGTTCGGCCCTGGAAGCCCTGGAAGCCCGTTACGGGCCTCTCTGAGCCCATAGGTTGAGTGACGGCATGAAGCCCGGCACTACTGCCGGGCTTTTGTCTTGGGGAAGTGAGAGATAATCCTGACAGTTACACTGAAAATGTCACCTCAATTCTCAATAACGCGCCTTATTGAGAACGCTCTCACTTTATAAAGTATTGTGAAACGGTATCCGTTGATACAGCGCAGTAGAAAGGCCGCCAGCGGTTTTGGGGCTGCGGTATCCCCCTCAAAATGTGGCGTCATTTTTCATCTAGAAAAAACAAAAGCCCCTCGGGGCTTTGTTAATGCTTAGAAGACGGGTTAAGAATAGAGCTAAGTCTATAAAACGTTTTGAGACTAAGCGAAGGAGGAGCTGAAAGTTGGAGTGAGAACGGAGCGCGGTCCGAAATCCAGCGTGAAATCAGCGTAATGATGAGCCAGAAGACAAATTGAGAACAAGACGATGCTTGTAAGCTGGATTAAAACTGGCGAAAGAGGAGAGCCTGGAAGAAGGGGTGAAAACGGAGCCTTGTCCGTAAATCTTGTTGAGACCAGACAAAGAGAGGCAAAGCTGAAAGAATTGCTAAAACCAAGGCGAGCTTGGAAAAATTCATGAAATCAGCGTTTGCCTATGCAATATAGCTTGCTTTTAGACGAGCAAGCTCTTCATGGCACTCAGCATTGTGCGTTGTGCTTGAAGGTAGGTTTTGCGATGGGAGCGGAACTGGTCAGTTTGAGCGGGGGAAAAGTTGTAATGGCTAAGCAGCTTGCCGGATGGGCCTGCTTTGCGCGTGCCCATTTTGCCTACTACATAGTTCTTACAGCCATGCCACATGATATTGGAGCGGGCGATGCCACCACGATGATGGAAAGGGCTAGTAGCAATTTGCGTGCGCATTAACCAGCCAATACCAGGGGCTCGTCCAGTGTCTGGACGGAGACGAAGGTCTCCTTTTTCATTAAGGAGGAGAGCTGCGAGCGTATAGAGCTGCGACAGCTTTGGTCCTTGAGACGAGCTGAGAGCATAGAAGGAACCATCCTTTTTGCGATGGAGGAGACCGAAGATTTCCTTCGCATCGTCGGGGACGATGCTTGCCAGACGGTCCAAATTATCAATGACGAAGGAAGTGATTTCATCTCCTTCAGTTTTGTAATTAAAGCGCCGGGCAACGTTAAGGATCATGTTGGTATCTTCTTTGAAGATCCAACCAGCTTCGCGCCAACGTTCTGGCTCGAAAGAGCGAGGAGGGAATTTCAGGCTTTGGAGCACTGAAGGACTGTGTTGAAGGTAGGCATAGATGGCCTGTGCATCAGCAGCATCGTTCTTTTCATCGAAGCCGGCGAAGGCACGAGCTTTGGGAGTTTGACTATGCGGGAAGAGGCGAATGGTGACGCCAAAGGAGGCTGCACGGCGATAGAAGGCTTGAAGTTCTTCTGCTGTGTACACTTGTGCCAAGCTTTTCTTGGTGCGAGCACGGCCCAGGTGGGCGTCTTCGACAATCAGCTTTTCGCCACGAGGGCACCAAGATTCAATGTCGAAGAATTGTTCGCGAGAAAGATTGAAAACTTTCTCACCATCGTAAAGGGTCCAGCCTTGAGGACCACCAAAATCGGCAACGATCATAAAATTAAAAGAGAGTATGAAAGCTGTCTGAAAGCAGAGATGAGAACAGGACGAGCCTGAAAATCTCTCTTAGATCAGAAGCTTGCCTGCACAGCATAAAGGCGAAATCTTGGTTGGAACTCCCAGTGTTGGTACGCTGAAAGCAAGTCCGAAGGACGCAGCTTGAAGCGTTTCCGGAGATCTCCGGCAATTGGCTAGACCAATGGAGACGCCCTAAAGGCGTCGGAATGATGCACCAATAGAAGCAAGCGCTAACGATTCGCGCATTCCTCTTTTGCATCGTCCTTAATGCCAGAAAGCGGCCCTTAAGGGGGCCGCTGCTCAAGCTTTTTAGATTGAAACCAATGATTTTTTGCTTTTCCCGCAGCGACGCATAGTAACCGCGATCCATCACATGGGACCTGGATCAGCCCTAGGTGTTTCGCCGCTTGTCTGGAGCGTTCCGCCCTTTGGGGGCTCCACTTCATGAGAGTTAAGCGGCTTGTCTAGCCTTTTAGCCAGTAGACGTTCCGACGCTTGGGGCGTCTCCACTTGCCAGGGTGTACTGGCTTGAGGAACGTCGTCTAGACCAGCGGTGCTGCTCTTGCTTGCACTAGGCAGCAGCTCCGCTTTAGCTATCGTATCTCGCACTGTGGCTCAAATGTGGCATTTTTGGTATCGTGGTGATACAAAAGCCCGAAATTCTTTTGTTTTTCTTAAGAATTCAATGGCAAGGCATGTTGAAAGCTGTATTTTGTATTAAAAATTACTTGCACAGTTTTTGATAGCGACTAGCGTTAAGTGATCTTCGCTAAAGCATCAATGCTTGGGCTTCCTGATCGTCAGCCATTTAATATTGGCCCGTATAAATTGTGGCCATGTTTTAGTAAGCCGGAGTTTCAATGGTTTGCTGCCATTAATGGTCAGCCTCATTATTTCCGCACCACTAATGAGGCAAAGCTTTTTGTTAAGGACCTACTGGCAGCGGATGACCCCGAAGGCTTGTGCGATTAAAGCCACTTGCTAAAATATTGTGAAGCGGCAACGTTGGCGCGTTCCGCTTCTGGCCACCTACTACATCTAGATGACATGGCAAAGCTAGCACATCGTTCTCTTCCTTCATTGCAGCTCTTGGAGGATTTGTTGATTCTTGACCCCGAAAGTCCAAGCTGGCTTTCTTGGCGCAATCCTCGCAGCAGAAAGCTCAAGCCTGGTGACCACGCTGGATGGCAAGATACAAGCGGAAGTCGCAGTACGGGCTACTTTCAAGTGGGCATTCGAGTGGAAGGAAAGGACGTTCTATTTCTTGGCCACCGCATTGTTTATTTTTTGCATTACAAGGTTGATCCAAACGAATATCAAATTGATCACATTGATGGGAATAAATTCAATCACAATCCATTGAATTTGCGTCTTGTTTCCGATTCTCAAAACAGGGCGAATGCCCCTAAGAGGAATCAACTCACGTCGAGTCGATTTAAGGGCGTCTGCAGAAATAAGCGTTCAGAAAATAAGCCATGGATGGCATATATTGATTGGCAGAAAAAGCGTAAATACCTGGGTACTTTCGCCACCGAAGAAGAGGCCGCAATGGCCTACAACAAAGCAGCTTCTGAGCTGCATGGATCATATGCTTTTCTTAACGATTTGATCGTTCCGGCGAGCTGATTTACGCTAGCCTGCTTTCGTTGGTCGCGCCCCGCATCGCGGGGCTTTGTTGTCTCATGAGTTTGAAGGGAAAAGCGAAGTGCGAAATGATTGCTCGCACTGGTCGAGTGCAGGATTGGCTTGATGACCCAGAAGGGCGGTTAGCCGTAAGTTGCACTACGTTTGCAGTGGAAGATTCAATGGAAGGGCCTGATGGTATTGAGGCATCTTGGCGTTTCGTTAGCCATGCTCTTCGCAATGCTGCTGGCGCTGCTGTAAATCTTTCAAAGTTACGCCCCAAAGGCGAAGAAAACGGGAAAGGGCTTGTTGCCAGTGGCCCCGTAAGCTTTGCTGGTATTTACAGCAAGCTGAATGAAGTGTTGCGTCGTGGTGGAAAATTTAAAAATGGCGCTGTTACTTTGCATCTTGATTACGATCATCCTGATGCCATTGATTTCATCCAAGCTCCGCGAGCTGAACTTCCTTGGGTGAAGCGCTCTTTGACCGTTGACGAACAGTTTATGGAGAAAGCTTCTCCTGCATTAATGGCAGCGGTTTTGCGCGGCCTTGAAACGGGAGACTTGTGGCTAACCAAGAAGCGCGTTGATAGCAAAGGCGAACGCATTTGGCCAAATGTTTGCGAAGAAATTTGGCTGAAGCATCGTGGTACTTGTTTGTTGCAGCATGTAAATCTTGGCGCCTGCACCATGGAAAGCCTTCAAGGAGCTTTTATTGAAGGCATGAAACAGCTCTGCGAGTTGCATCCTGGTACTGGTGTTGGCGATACTGGCGAATACCTTCCTCCGACTATTGACAAGCAGGTAGGACTAGGAGTGCTTGGTTTGGCTAATTTCTTGGCTATTCATGGCATTAGCTACGAAGACTTTGGTAATGCTCTTGAAGCTTACCTAGCCGAAGACCCGCGTAATTGGAATGATTTCTGGAACGGCACTCTCTCTGGTGATGCTGTATGGCATCTTGATCAAGGCATTCAAAAGGCAGCAGAAATCGCTCGCGAACATGGTATGGAGCGTGCTTTCTGCATTGCCCCCACTGCATCATGTTCCTACCGCTATCTCGACACAAAAGGTTTTACTACAGCCCCTGAAATTGCTCCTCCCATTGCTCGCACTGTTGATCGTGATTCGGGCACATTTGGCGTGGAAAGCTTTAACTATGGCGATGTAGAAACTGCTGCCGAAGTGGGCTGGCAAGCTTTCTATAAAGCTGCAAATGGTCTGGTGAAGTTGTATCAACGCACTGGTCTTTTCCATGGATATTCATTTAATTCATGGTCAGATGTGGTCATTTATGACGAAGCATTCCTGAAGGATTGGCTAGACTCTCCTCAGACGAGCCTCTATTACAGCTTGCAAGTCCTGCCTGATACTCAGCGCAAGGACGACGCATACGCTGCGTTGGATGATGACTTTAAGAGCATGTTTGGTCTCGATGAAGAGGCTGATCAGGATTCTGCGTCTTGTTCCGTAGAGGCTGGATTCTGCGCTGCTTGCGCCGAATGAAAAAGAAGGGGCCAGAAGGCCCCTTTCTCCTCACACACCATTGAACGATACCACAACCATGACTACGAAGAGCCCCTATCTGTCGATGATTGCCAAGAAACGGCCTTGGCAAGCTGTTGCCGTGGACAAGGGCATGGTGCAAGAGGGCAGTGAGGCTACGCTTGGCAAGCTGCTGGCACTGCGCCATCTGGAGCTTCCTGTGAAGGACTTTCTGGAGCAGGGGCTGGAGCGTGATCTGCCTTCTACTCCTGGCGTTGTGGAAGCGCTGCGGCACAACCAAGAGGATGAGCAGCGTCATGACCAGGCCCTTAACTACATCGTTGCTGCTCATGGTGCCGATGAAAAGGCCGAGAAGGAAGTGGAAGGTATTTTGAAGGCATGGCAAGAGCATCCTGCCCATCCCATTTTGAAAGCCGCCATTTTGGAACGCAGCATTTTCTTCGTTGTGCTGCCATTTTTCCGTTTCAATGGAGATATGGGCATTCGCACTGTGGCTGCTGACATCAGTCGTGATGAGATTACGCACGTTGGCGTGCATAGTCTTGTAGCTAAGGAGCTGAATGAGAATGCTGGTCAGAGTCTGAATAAACTGCGTCGTGCCACTGCATTGTGGGCATTTGATGCGCTGGGCATGAGCGAGAACAAATGGTTGAATAAGGATTTCTGGCTCAAGCAAAGCGATAGTTTGTTTGAGAAAGGAAAAGCCGATGGCCTTGCCGAAACGCAACGGAGCCGGATGCCGGCGTTCTTTGAGGCGGCGAATACTTCCCTTCCTAGCTACGGCCGATGAATTTACCCGACTAGCTATGTTATGATTGCGGGGTTCGATCCCCGCTTTTTTTATGGAAGAAATTTGGAAACCCATCCCAGGGTATGAGACGCACTACGAGGCATCAAACCTTGGGCGCGTGCGGTCGAAAGAGCGTGTTGTCTTGGACGTTAAAGACGGCAAAGAGCGGAGGCGAGTATTTAAGCCTTGCATCCTTTCCCCAAATATCAGCGCAAAGCATGGGCGTCAATCGGTCATGCTTTCAATACAGGGTAAAACGAAGCGTATTTTGATTGCTCGTCTTGTTTGCCTTGCTTTCCATGGGCTTCCGCCAGAAGGCAAGGAAAACGTATTGCATTATGACGACAATAGCGATAATAATACTCCTGCTAATCTTCGCTGGGGCACGCATAAAGAAAACGCTGCAGATATGAGGCGCAATCTTGGGTATTGGCCATCGTACATTGACGGGCGGTCTCTGCGGCCCAAAAAATCTGTTGGTGATCCCTTACTGAACGAAGCTCAAGTGCGGGTCTTAAAGCGCCTGCCAGATATGAGGACAGGATTTCTTCGGGGGATCAGGTCCGACTTGGCGGACGCATGGGGCGTAAAACCTTCAACAATTACGAGCGCTCGCGATGGGGGCAAGGGTTGGCTGGAACTTTCTACCGAACCGCTTTGGGATATGGCAGAACGCCTTTCGGGCGAGTTTGTTGGAAGGGAAAAGCCAAAAAGGAAAATTCGCTAAATTTGCCTGCCTACGGTAAGTCTTAGTGCTATATTGAACAAGTTCCCGCTCTGCGTTAGTATCGGGCAGACAGAGCCTAAGCCTCTGAAGCGATTAGCGCTTGTTAATCGCTTCACGCTTAAGCCATCACCGCGGTCGACAATCACCGTCATGCGTTCTTCGGATCGCCCAAATGAAAACGAGGTAAATCCCAAAGGTTCGTCCTGTCGGGGGTCGGATGGTAACCGACAAAATCTTTCTCCATTGCTCCGTCGATGGAGAGCAGCGCATGGACTGGAAATTTCTGGTCGCCGCGTTTGTAAACAATCCCCCTCAGGCTTAGCTCTCAGACGGAAACCATTTTGTTGGCGCCAACAAATTGGTCTCTAGAGATGATGCCCAAACAGAGGGGGCTCCTGGTGCTGAAGTGTTGGTACACATTAGGCAAATAGCAGCCTAAAATTCCATGGTTCGATTCCTGGCAGCGCCTTTTACATGGCTCGTTATCGCATCGTCAAACGCGGAGGTTTAGCGAATCCAACCAAGGCTTATTACGACGTAGAAGAGCAAGTCTTATGCTTTTGGTTTTGGCAAAATACGTTTACGAAGCTTGAAAGTGCAGAAGCATTAGTAAAAGATCTGCAAGCGCAAGATAGGCGAATTAAAAGGCAAGTGGTTGGGGAGTATGAAGAATGAGCGCCTTCGTCATCGCAGATACGCATTTTGGCCACGCCAAAAGCATTTCTTTCGTGCGTCCTGATGGCGAATTGCTGCGTCCATTTTCTTCTGTAGAAGAAATGGACGAAACAATGGTAGAACGATGGAATGAGAAAGTAGGCAAGCGCGATACGATTTACCATCTCGGTGATGTAGTCATTCCTCGTGCAAGCCTGAAAATTCTTGATCGCCTTAATGGACGCAAGATTCTTATTCGCGGGAATCATGATATTGGACCATTGAAAGACTTTTCTAAATATTTCGAGGACGTGCGGGGAGCCTTCTTTCATAATGGCGATTCGACCATGAAAGGAGGATTAATCTTCACTCATATTCCCGTGCATCCAGCATGCTTATCGGGGCATTATTTAGGCAATGTTCACGGTCATTTGCATTGCCATCAAGTTCTTAATGAAAAAGGAGAAATTGATAAGCGTTATTACAATGCCTGTGTAGAAAGGAATGATTTCACTCCTGTAGCATTTGAAGAGATAAAAGCCTTCTTCAAGGGCCATGACAGAACGCAGGACCTTTAATACTCCCCTGCGCGAGCCATTGAATCCCATCATCTACCAATCGTTGCGAGCCATTGATTGGCATAATGCCCAATATTTTCTCACCATGGACCAGTGGCATCTTGAAAAAGCTGCCATCATTAGGCAGTATGTCAGGGAACTAAAGACTTGGATTTATGAGCAGGAAGAACGCATGGAGAATCTGGGCGAAGGCATTAGGGGAGAAGGCGAGCAAGCATGATCACGAAGCGGACAAAGTGGCGCTCATTCGTACTTTCATCTTCGCATCGTATTTGATCACAAACATTGCCATCGTTGCTAACGCTTGGCGCCATTGGGAGAAGCAACCATCTGCTTGCGAACAAGCATTAAAAAGGGGAGCTTAAGCTCCCCAATGCCCTCGGTGGGATTTGAACCCACATGAAGAAAATTCTTCTACGGATTTTAAGTCCGTTGCATAAACCAGTTCTGCTACGAGGGCTCATGGACAAAGAGGGCGTCGAGCGGGGCTTCAATCCGCCTTGTACGACATTTCAGGGCAGGTCGGCCTGCTCCCCTCTTTCCCCTGGTGCGAAACAATGGCGCCTGAAACCATTGTTCCTTGTTGAACTAACGCTGGCCAGCGTGCTTCGCGAAAGCTTCAAAAGCATAGCATGGCTTTTGCTAGTCAAACGTCATATTCTCTTAAGGAAGCGTTCTCGGGGAAAAATCCGTCGTTGGCGTCGTAAGCCTGCTCCAAGGTTTCAATTTGCTTCAGGCGTTTCGCATGGGCCTGGAGCTTCGGAAGGAGCGTCGGAACGTAGAGATGTTCAGCAGCAAGAAGCTGTAAGGCAGTTTGCCTATTGGAGCTTCCGCATTCAAGCAAAGAAATAAGGAACCTTGCCTCCTGCATAGTTAATTCGCTGTTCT